GTTTCCCAGTCACGATCAAGAAGAAGGTAAGAAGAAGATACCTTCAGTAATTGACATTACATTACCTAAAGGTGGATCAACATCTAAGTATGGTAGATTATTTACTGCATTGAATTACAGTGGCAAATATAATCACTTCTCTCAGATGGTAGGTAAAGGTTCATGGTTAGCAGAAGTTACACATAATGTTGTTGGTAAAGGTACTGATGATGAGAAAGTATATGCTAACTTAGATAAGAATAAGGCATGGACATTCGCAGCTCCTGTAGTTGATGATCCTATATCTGGGGCACGTACTGCATTAAGCGTACCAGAGCTAAGTGGAGAGCCTAAGCTATTCTTATTCGAGAATAAGGGGCTTAATGACCAGTCTTACCTTGCTTTATGGAATACGCTATTCATTGAAGGTGAACATGAGGCTAAGGGCGACAAGCCTGCTAAGTCTAAGAACTGGATTCAGGAAAAGATCAAGAACTCACTGACTTTCAAAGAGTCCAGACTATGTAAACTATTAGGCGAGAATCCAGATGGCACAGACGTTGATAAACTCGTTGAATCGGCAGAGCAAGAAGCAGTACAGGAGACAACCAAGCAAGAGCCACAAGAGGCTCCTGTACAAGCTGAAGTTGAAGCGTCGACGGATGCCGAAACCGACCCATTACTTGATTTACTGTAATGATTATTGGTGGTGTTGATATCAGCACCATCGATTTAGATAACTCTGACTTTGTATTGCCTGAGGTAGTACAAGGTCGGTATCTGAATGCAGATGGTGACATCTATGCATATAATTGTGCAGGTGATGACGAAACAACTCATGCAGAGGTAGTACAGAATTTAGAAACTATGTTGGTAGCTAGGATGCGTACCGCTGGTGCAACTAAGTATATCTTACACCTAACAGGTGATGGTTCAGATAAAGGGAAACGTCATGACTTCGCTTGTGTTAAAGCGTACCAGATAGGCCGTAAGGATAAACCTAAGCCTAAGAATCTAGCATTCGCTAGGCAGTATATAAGAACTAATCTAACCTCAGAGGTACATTATGACCAAGAAGCTGATGACGGGATGGCGCAATTCCAGCAGAAGTTCATTGATGCCGGAGAAGTTAACCTATGTGTACTTGACTCTACGGACAAGGATTTACGTATGGTATACGGACTTCATATTGACCCGGAGACAGACAAGCTAGTAGAGGTTACTGGTTTTGATCGATGCTGGTATGACTCAGAGAAGAAGAAGGTTAATGGTTGGGGAACTAGTTTCTTCTGGCATCAACTCTTAATGGGCGACACAGCAGATGACATTCCCGGCTTACCTGCTTTCGGTAGAGAGTTAAGTTACACCAGATGGCCCACAGCTCCTCTCACAGAGCAATTACGTAGGGTATCAGAACTTACTATGCCTTCAGGTAAAGACCTCACAGAGAAGCAGTATGAAGCTGCTAAGGCTAAGGTACAGTCTCTTAAAGATACTTTCAAGTGCAAGCCTGCTGGCGCAGTGACTACTTATGAATACCTTAAGGACGTAGATAACGATAAAGATGCCTATGATTTAGTTCTGGCAGCTTACGAGAGTTACTACGGTACTGAGGAATTCGAGTTCACTGATTGGCGTGAAAGAGTATACAAACGTGATGCTAAGCAGATGCTACTAGAGCAGGCTGTATTATTGTGGATGCGTAGGAAGAAAGGCGCAGTTGATGTGTTAGACTTTTTTAATGAGATTAAGGAATAAAGAATGGCAAAGTATAAAAAGGATGCAAACCGTATCCTTAAGAAAGATACAAATATTATTATACCACATAACGCTACTGACGGTGAAGAGATAACGGTGACTAAGTGCCAGTTCAAGGCAGGACAAACCGTTAACTTCGTTAAGATACAAACTAATAAGGTATTATCTGCCTTAGGTTTAGACAAGGTGGAACGTAGAGAATACGTTAAAGTAGCATTCAACAACTTCAAGGACTTATAATGAGAGAACAAATTCTATATCTTGATAGAGATGGTGACGATTGTGAGATCACTGGTAAGACCGTACAAACGGATCATGCAGTGTACTTCGTAGGAACTTCTGAAATGAATCAACCTGTGATTGGTGTTCATGTAGATGGTTACGATATATGCGGTACGGTCGCATTTCATTTCGATAAGTCTAGCCTTAAAGCTGCTAAGTTACTTGTAAAAGAAATTAAACGCGGTATTAAGATTAGGGAGAACAACGATGCCTAAGATTCAGAATAGATACAAAACAGTAAGAAAGATTTTCCCTGATACAGCATACGGGAAACTAGAAGTCGAACTGGCTGTAGGTGAAACTACTGTACTGGTAAAAGACGCAATGGGGATAAAGGCGACACTTCCTACTGATGTAGTAAAGGATTCAGACAATACACTTATCAATGCATGTAGAGAATCCGATGAAGCTAAGTTCGAGGAACTAATCAAAAAATTAGGTGCTTAATGAGAAAGTTAACTCAAGCAGAGGTTAAGATAGTACGTGATCAATTAGCTAAGAAGCAGAAAGGGAAGTGCCCTCTATGTGGCAATAGCTTAGCTAAGAAGGGCGCAGTCCTTGATCACTGTCATGATAAGGGTACTGTTAGATCAGCCCTATGTAGAAACTGTAACGGTATGGAGGGTAAGGTACGTACCGCTGCTATACGATCTGCAACAAAAGAAGGCATGATCGAGTGGTTACTTAACCTAGCACAATACTGGAAACATCATGACGAGAACCCTAGTAGCTACATCTATCCATCACATTTAACGGAAGATGAGAAGAGGCTGCTACGTAATAAGAAAGCTAGGGCTAGACGGAATAAAGCCTGAACTACTAGAATGTTAAATACACTTCAAAATTTAAGAGGCTCCAATGGCTAAAGGCAAACTGAGAAAACTATTTACTACAGCACAGATACAAGATGCACTGAGTAGTAATAACAATAATTGTAAGAAAGCAGCTAAGGAACTTAGTAAGTTAGTTGGCGTAGATATTAGTAGACAGACCGTAGAGTACTGGCGACTACACATATCTAATCCAAATAAGAATGGTACTATACCTGTAGGTACTAGCAAGATAGACCGTGATATCAGAGAGAACATGGTATTACGTACTCCCAAGCTCAGTGATGATGATAAACTGGAAGCAGTAGAGCAGACTAATGAACGGATACTTATTATCCCTGATCTACATGCACCATATCAACACAAGGACACACTTGAATTCTTGATAGACGTAGCAGCCAAGATTCAACCGACAAGAGTAATATCTCTAGGAGATGAAACAGATGGACATGCTATATCATTTCATGACTCAGACCCGAACTTGGATTCAGCGGGAGTTGAGTTGGAGAAAGCTAAGCTATTTCTTGGAAAGCTTGCTAGGGTATTCCCTGTCGTCGATGTTTGTCACTCTAATCATGGCAGTCTTATTTATAGACGAACGAACAAAGCTGGCTTACCTGTTCAATACATTAAAACCTATAGAGATGTTTTGTTTCCTAATGGTGAAGGTGATGGATGGAGTTGGCACGAGAAAATCAGTACCGTTTTACCTAATGGTGATAAATGCATATTCCAGCACCAGTCCTCAGGAGACATCCTATCAAATGCGGCACATGAACGGGCTAATATTATACAAGGGCATGAACATGGACAGTTCAAAATCGACTACCGTTCTTCCTCATCTGCCTTATACTGGGCTATGATCTCAGGATGTTTAGTAGATAGAGAGTCATTGGCATTTGCTTATGGTAAACTGTTCCCTAAAAAGCCTATAATTGGCGTGTCGGCTATCATTGATTCACAACCAGTACTTATTCCGATGCCTTTAGATTCAAATGGTAGATACACAGGCAAATTAAATGGGGTATTTGTGTGATCAAAGCTAGTAACTTAAAGTCGGTATTAAATAGGAATAAATGGCTCCGTAAGCCAACGGCTATTGTAGCAGCTATTACCATGCCTTTTCTGTGGGTGATTCTTACCCTTGGAGAGAACATTAGTGAGCTTAAAGGTGCCTTAGGTGACGCTTGGGATTTATTTATAGGTAATGTGGAGGAAGATGTATGAAAAACGGTAATTATATACTACGTAGCTGGTCAAGCATTCTAATAAACTTGGCATTAGGTAAGATATATACAGTTGAAGATGGTTACTTTACTGATGATAAAGGTCAGATACGTAGCGTGTCGTGGGGTGAATGGGAACCTGCTGAGTATGTAGAAGAGACATTCGCACCTTTAACTGGTACTGATAAGGGTGTTAAGCTTGATGATGGTAAGGTGGAGATGTCATTGCTTATGTCAGGATGTGCTAAGGCAATCAATGACGTAGCTAAGGTATTAACCTTTGGTGCTAAGAAGTACACTCGTAATGGTTGGCAGACTGTAGAAGATGCAGAACGTAGATATACTGATGCATTATACAGACACATGAATGCCATCCACCGAGGTGAGAAGATTGATCCTGAGTCTGGTTTATCTCATCGTTCCCATGTAGCTTGTAATGCAATGTTCTTATTGGAGTTAGATAATGACTAGACGTACAGATTTCCAGAAAGCTATTGCCTATACTGGACAAAAAATAAAAGGCCCGGTTGATATTAGTTTCAAGATAGATGGTGTACGTATATTATGTAGGGACGGTAAGCTAGTTACCCGTAACAACAATGAACCTCCGGGATTACTTAAGGCATTAACCCCGGGGGCAGCAGATAAGATCGAAAGGTATGGTGACTGTGAAATATACACAGGTAAGTTCAAAGATGTTCAAGGCCCGATTAGTCGCCATGATCCTGAACCAGATAGCCTTTATACCCATAATGTATACCCACTAGATAGGCTAGACCCTAGACTGTATATAACAACAGTTGATAATATAGAAAAGGATGCACCGTTCATTCAAGCGTATCTAGAGGTTGCTGTTCATGCAGGTTACGAGGGATTGGTTCTACGTACAGCAGACAAGTGGTACAGAGTGAAACCTCATGCTACTGCTGATGTTAGAATCACTGGTTACTTTGAGCAAGTAGATAAGAACAAAAACCCTAAAGGTATACTTGGTGGCTTTGATACTAACTACGGTAAGGTAACTGCATTCTCTGACGAGATGCGTGAGAAGTTATGGGTGAATCCAGAACAGTACGTAGGTAAGCTAATTGAAGTACGATATAAAGAACTGTATGATACAGGTTCATTCAGATATGCAGTAACATTCTTGAGGTTCAGGACAGATAAAGATGAAGAATCATTCGACACCAGCAGTTAATCAAACAGGGTTCACAGCAAGGGATTTAAAACAGGCATTCAAGGTACTCTCAGGTGAACTATCGCCTGAAGAGTCCGGCCTGAATCCTATTCAACTTGAGTTATTACTAAAGAGGTAGTATGGCTACTATAGAGCTACAGATTGAATTAGAGCACTATTTATTACAGAAAACAAAAGAACGATTTGAACAAACTAATAAAAAGGCTGCTGACCAAGGCAGAGGATCAGAGACAGATCATGCACGTAGACTCTATAAGCTGTTCATACAAGACCTTTCCTCTGATATAGCTGAGATGATAGAACTTAAGTCAGGTAAGCCCGGTGCAGGTAATAAGTACTATGCATTGTTAAAAGGACTTGACACTGAGTTGATTGCTGGTATTGCCCTTAATGAATTATTTGATAACGTATTCAAACCTGATAGTGGAATTCAGGATGCATTGATAAAGATAGGTATGCGTATAGAAGACGAGATCAAGTTCAATAAGTTCAAGACCGCACAGCCGGATTACTTTGATGTGGTTATAAAGGATTTCAAGACCAAAGGTACAACCAACTACCGTCATATACATAGAGTACTAACTAACAAGATGAACGAGTTCAATATAAGCTGGAACTCTTGGACTTCTTTAGAACGTATAAATGTAGGGCAGATAATTGGTAAAGTAGTTATAGATACTACTGGATTATTTGAGATAACTCCTAGTGTACGTAGAGGTAAGAACTCAGCCATGACGATGCTCAGTATCACACCAGAGACAGAGGAATGGATAGAAAAGTTCGGAGAGTTTGCACAGTTCCTAAGACCATTAGGCGCACCTTGCATTGTTAAGCCTAAGGATTGGGAGAGTATGCATCATGGTGGATTCTATACTCCTGAAATGCAGAGCAAGTTCCCATTCGTAAGAACTAGACATGCCAAGGAATTAATAGGTGCAGACTTAAGTAGACATATGCAGGCTGTTAATAAGCTACAGGCTACATCATGGCAGATAAACTCACAGGTTAATCACTTCTTCTCATGGGCAATGCAGAACAACATCACATCATTAATAGGTCTACCTTCTTCTCAACCTATCGAGTTTCCAGTATCACCAGTACTAGGACTCGATAAAGATACATTGACGGATGAGCAGGAAGAGGAGTTCTTAGGATGGAAGAGAGAAACTGCTAGGCTTCATACACAAGAACGTAAACGTCATGCTGATGCGTTAGCCTTATGGCGTATATCAAGTATGGCTAATGAATACAAGGATTATAATGAGTTCTACTTCGTTTATACAACAGATTTTAGAGGCCGCATATACCCGGTCACGTCTGGATTATCCCCACAAGGAGCTGATTACTCTAAGGGACTACTTAAGTTTAGGGAAGGTAAAGAGCTTGGTACTGACGGAGCTTATTGGTTCACCGTACACGGTGCGAACCTCATGGGATTTGACAAGGCTACCTACGACGAGCGCGTTGACTACATCTACGACCCTGAAAGACTATCAAATATTCGACGAGTACGAGATAACTTGTGCAGTATCGAAACAGCTAAATTTATTGGAAGTGCGGATAAGCCGCTACAGTTCCTCGCATGGTGCTTGGAGTTCGCCGACTTCCTTGACATTGGGCCTACCTTCGTATCTTACCTCCCCGTTGGATTGGATGGATCATGCAACGGCCTACAGAATTTTAGCGCAGTACTTCGGGACGCAGTTGGTGGAATCGCAACGAATGTTTTACCCTCTGATCGACCAAATGATATCTACGGGGAAGTCTCTAGAGTTGCAGTTGGCAAGCTTCATGATGCTGATGCGGAATGTGCTGATATCGCAAATAAACTACTGCTACTTGGTATTAACAGGAAAACCACTAAAAGATCTGTAATGACTTTACCTTATGGACTATCTAAGCATAGCTCAGGTGTCTATATTGGTGACTGGTTATACGAGAACCATGTACATGAGTACAAGTCGTATACAGAATTCAATCATGCTAAGAACTTATTAAATGATGCAGTATGGGATGCCATCGGTGAGGTAGTTAAGGCCGCACGGGACGGTATGGATTGGTTACAGGAAGTAGCTAGACGAGTAGGCGCAGAGGACATGCCTCTAGTATGGACTACTCCTACCGGGTTCAGGGTATATCAGAAAGATTGTAAGTCTGGCGTTAGACGAGTACGCTCAGTACTTTCAGGAGTCAAGACTTATAATATCAGAGAGTATACAGACTCTATTGATAAGAAGGCTCTACGAAATGGCTCAGCACCGAACTATATACACAGCATGGATGCAGCTCACCTAGTATTAACTGTACTAGAAAGTTCAGGTATCACCTCATGGCAGATGATCCATGACGACTTCGGAACACATGCTTGTGATATCCCTGAATTACACCGGGCAATAAGAGTAGCATTCTATAAAATGTACGATAATATAGATAGACTTAATCTATTCAGTGCAGAGGTTTCCACTGCTACAGGTATTGAATTACCAGAACAACCCATTAAAGGTACGATGGATATCTCTGACGTTTTAGACTCAGAATACTTCTTCGGTTAATTGTTACACTATAGGAGAACTACATGATAAATAGCATTCTAGTATATATTACTGGTAAGTTAAATCTATTGGTTGATAAATCAAATGACAACAAGTCTGCAACAGAGCTAGATAGTAAACAAGAAGAACCTAAGCTAGTACTGGATAGTCAACCAACCTTTTTATACAGTAAGGAATCATTAGAAGAATTAAAAAAGATATATCCTAAGAAGCAATGGAGTAAGGATATAGATATAACAGAGCTTGCATATAATGCAGGACAGCAAGACATCATTAGTTTTATAGAGCGTAGGTTAGGTAAAGAACAAAGTAGGATACTGTAATGTTAGTACTTAAAGAGTTCGAGTTACATGACTTTGAATTATGTAACTCAGAAGAAGTATTAACTAATTCAGAGATAGATTATTACCTAGCTAATTGTTACTTACGTACCTTTATAGATACAGATACTAATGAAATTGTTGCAGTAGGGATGGTTCAGAGATGTGGTGAGATAGGTTTAGTAATAGATAATTCCTTACTTAAGAAACATGTAAGGAAGTTCTATACCCTATTAGTCATATACGCAGCAGAAGCTTTCGCATTTGTTGAGACTGATAGACTATTCACCGGCATCGTCCCTACTGCACGAGATACACGTTGGATTAGTTTCTTAGGATTTACTAAGACGGATACAGACATTGACCATCTATCGCTAGGATGGGACACATACGAATTACCATTAAATAGGTGGGTACAATGAGTAAATTAGTTAAGGAAGTTAAGAGGGGTGCAAAGAGCGTAGGTGATACAGTTACAAATGCATTCAAGGGTGACGTTAAGTCGATACTACGTATAGGTAGCTTCGGTAAGACAGCTTTGCTCGAAGGAGGACTAAAGAAAGCAGGTAAGGTTATAGGTAACCCGTTTAAGGCTCCTGATCCATTACCGATGCCCGGCTTAAGTCAATCGAATACAGCAGAAGCTGCACCTGATGTAGACATCGCTGCTACTGAGGGTTCCCGTAGACGTAGAGGTTCCGCAGTAGGGACGAGTAAATTGAGGGTTCCCTTAGGAGGACTTAAATAATGCAAGATAGCATAGAGCAAGTCTACAATACCCTTAACCAATACAAAGCTACAGTAGTAGAGAGATGTGAAGGGTACGCTGAATGGACGCTCCCTTCTATCTTTCCAAGAGAAGGTAACACTGAGTCCGATGAATTACAGTATGATGTGCAGTCATTTGGTGCGCAGGCAGTTAATCATTTAAGTAACAAACTGATGATTGGTTTATTCAACCCATCGAAGAGTTTCTTTCGATTAGATGCAGCTCAAGATTTCTTAGATGAAATGGAACTAGCAGGTGTTACCGTTGAGGTTATACAATCTGCACTCCAAGGAGCAGAGCGCGAGGCTGTTAAGGAACTTGACCGATTAGGTGCAAGAGAACCGTTCACTATGATACTTCAACTGCTGATCGTTACAGGTAATGCCTTATTGCATTTCCCTAAGGACGGTAAGTTAGAAGTACACACAATGCGTGATTACGTTATCGAACGCGACATCACAGGATTCGTAACTCGTATGGTACTACTGGACTCAAAGAAGTTCAGAGCATTAACTCAAAAGACACAAGATCAATTACTAGCGATTAATCCAAATCATAAACCTGTAGATGATATTAAGTTATATACAGATGTTCTATGGGATCATTCGACTAAAAAGTACACAGTTCACCAGTATGCAGACAACGTGCAGATAACAGATGATATTACTAAGGGTGTGTATACTAAAGATACAGTACCTTATGTACCTCTCGTTTGGAAACTTGTTCGCGGTGCTAATTGGGGTAAGGGTCTAGTAGAAGATTATGCAGGTGACTTTCACTCTTTATCTACAGCAGAGCGTAGCTCACTAGAAATAGTAGGTGTACTTGCACAGATAAAAGGTTTAGTTAATCCAGCAGGTTTAACTGATGTAGCTGAATTAAACAATACAGAAAATGGTCAGTGGTGTTCAGGTAGAGAAGAAGATATATCATTATTGTCATTCGATAAATTATATCAGTCAATGTCAGTTCTTGAATCGTATATCGAGAAGAAGGAACGTAGGTTATCTAAAGCTTTCCTAATGGATGCAGCAGGTGTACGTGACGCAGAAAGGGTTACAGCAGAAGAGATTCGCTTAGTAGCCAGAGACTTAGAAATGTCATTAGGCGGTGTGTATACACGACTTGCACAGACATTCCAGTTACCGATAGCTAAGTTACTACTCGAAAGAATTGATTTCACGATCAAAGGCGAACAGGTAGAACCTATTATAACTACAGGTCTTACTGCATTATCTCGCTCAGGTGATCTTGATTCGTATAGATTATTCCTGCAAGATGCGTCCTTATTAGGACAAGTAGATGAAGGCGTACGTGCTGAACTTGATGTACAGAGTATATTATCTTTCCTAGCAACTAATAATAACTTTGATCTAGATGTAGCATTCAAGTCACCTGAACAAAAGCAGGCTGATCAAGAAGCACAGGCAGCAGCAGAAGAACAGGCTGTACAAGATGAAGTTAGAATGAAAGCTGAACCACAACTAATTGCACAACAGAATGAGGCTCAATAATGTCAGAAGAAGTATTAGAACCAGTAGATAATTTAGTTCAACCTGATCCAACTAGCCAAGAGCCAGTGGACAAACCGACTGAAACTGTTACGCCTCAAGTAGAACTCAAGCCAGAGGAAGCTCCTAAAGAAGAAGCACCTAATGATGAAACTGAGTCTACAGGGAATGAGTATATCGATGGACTACTTACTGAATTCAAATCTAATGATATCGATGTTGATAAGTTGTTCGGTAACTATGAAGAGTCTGGTGACGAAAAGGATATTGATTTCGCATATCTAGAGTCTAAGGTTGGTAAGCTCGCAGCTAAAGGCTTAATAGCTGGATTCAGGGCCGAGAACGAGAAGCTTGAGCGTCAAGCAGAAGCTGAGTCTAAAATCATTTATGATGCAGTTGGCGGTGAGTCCATGTGGGACGGTATCGTTAAGTGGATTGGTGGAGGTGAGTCTGGCTTATCGAGAGAAGGCGCAGAAGCATACAATACTATGTTAGCAGCAGGCGGGGTTCAGGCAGAATTGGCAGCAAGGGAATTAAGTAATATGTATAGACAATCACCGGGCTTCACACAAGATGCCTCATTACAACAAGCAGATCAAACAGCACAACCTACAGGTATCCAACCTATATCTCGTGCTGAATATGTAGAACAACTCGATAAAGTTGTACGAAAGTCAGGGGAACATTCTCCTGAAGCTAAAGCACTTCATGAACGTAGATTATTTTCTATGAAGAATGGTGCGTAATTTTGAAATAAGTGTAGCTAAGAATGCAATTCAAACGCACACAACAAATAACTTAAGGAAATAAACTATGGCTATTCCATCAGATTCAACCCATTTATCCCGTTCAGGTCTTAACCTTGCAGCGGCTGGCTCAGATACTACTGACTTACCTTTACACATCGAACAGTACGGTGGTATGGTAGAAGGTACATTCGCTAAAGCCTCATTTATGCGTAATTACGTAGATATTAAACCTGTACGTGGTACAGATACTGTAACCAATGATCGTGTTGGTGAAGCAACCTTGCAGAAAGTTGTACCGGGCGTACGTCCTGTAGCTTCTGTAGCACAGTTCAGTAACGTATCAGTGAAAGTGGATACCATCGTATTAGCACGTAACAACGTAGCTTTACTGGATGATTTCCAAGCTCACTACTCAGTACGTTCTAAGCTAGGCCAAGAGCACGGTAAGAAGATCGGTAAGTTCTTCGACGAGGCATTCATTATTCAGGCGATTAAGTCTGCATTAATCGTAGCCGCTGTTGATCCTCAGAATCCCGGTGTAGGTGAGACAGCATTGCCGCCCGGCTGGTTTGGTGGTACTCAGGTAACTTTGTCTACTGCTGGCGATGAGTCTGATCCAGACTTGCTACAGAAAGCTATCGAAGATGTCTGCGAAGGTATCGAGCTTAAAGATGTAGAACTAGATGGTGGTGTGATCCTAGTCGGCCCTACTGAGTATTACACTTTACTCCGTAATGATCGATTGATCAACTCACAATACTCTCTAGGTAACGGTGATGTTGCTGAAGGTATGGTATTAAAGTCTTGCGGTTTACCACTAGTTAAGACTAACCGTATCCCTAAGGCTGCTATCTCTGGTCACTTCTTATCTAATGCAGGTAATGGTAACGCGTATGACGTTTCTGCTGCTGAAGCTAAGACTAAGGTACTAGTAATGCTACCTAAGGCGCTATTAGCTGGTGAAACTATTCCTCTTCAGTCTGACGTATACTACGACAAGAAAGAGCTACAATGGTTCATCGACTCTTGGTTGTCCTTCGCAGTCACACCAAACCGCGCAGAACATGCAGGTATCGTTCTGTCAGCGTAATCACACAGACCTACTCTTAATCGGGTAGGTCTTTTTTTTTTGTATGGAGAAAAGTATGACATTCCTAACTGAACTGGATGCAGTTAATCTAATACGCGGGTCAGTAGGTAAGGCTCCTGTTAGTACCTTAACTACAACTAACCCTGATGTAATTGCAGCACAGTTACGATTAAAGAATTCTTGTACTGAACTACAGACAAAAAGCTGGTGGTTCAATACGGAATCGAGTTTTAGACTATTACCTAATACAAGCGGTGAGATAATCATACCTAGTAATGTATTAGAAGTAAGACCACAAGATCCATTCGCGTATTTAACTACACGGGGTAATAGATTATATAACCCAACTAATAATACATTCAAATTCAATACTGATGTAATGGCTGAATTACTAATCAGACTAGAGTTCGATGAGTTACCTTATGTAGCTTCTAACTTTATTCAATATGATGCAGCACGTAAATTCCAAGCCGACTTTGATGGTGATCCTAACAGAATTAATGATCTGCGTAAGGACACAGCTACTGCATGGTTAAAGTTACGTGAGGCAGAACAAAGAAATAGACGCTCTAATATCCTACGTTCCGCAGGCCCGATCCGTATGCTCATGGGGGTAAGCGGTTCACATAGTCGATTTACACCGCGGAGATAAATATGAAAAGGCGAATAGATGGTTCTTTGGGGACATTACTACAAGGTGTATCTCAACAACCTGTACGTCAACGCTTACAGGGCCAAGTGACTGAACAAATAAACATGACGTCTGACGTTGTTAGAATGTTATCAAGACGTGCGCCTATGCAGTTCAAGGGCAGTGTACCCTTATCAGGCATCGACATAGATAAGACTTTTACTTATCGTACAGAGATTACTGACGGTAATTTTAAGTACATAGTAATTCCACCTAATATAACTACCGGCTCTGAGATATTAGTAATTGATGTACCTACTGGTGTAATTAATACTAATACAGAGTTCACTAACTCATTCATTAATTATGTATCAGTGCCAGATCCAAAGGCAACATTAAGAGCTGTTACTGTAGGTGCTACTACATTCGTATTAAATACAAGTGTCACCGTAACAATGAAAGATGAGCTAAGTCACTACTCTTCTATAGGCTTCTCTGAACCAGATCCTGCGGATGGCTTCGAGGCATCTAGTATATACTTAACTAACTCAGGGCGTATTTCTGTTGATGTTGGTCAGTACAATCGTGACTATATAGTGAGTGTTGTTATAGACGGTGTAACTACTACTGTAACCCATACTACACCAGCAAGTACAGCAGGCTCAGCAGAAGCTAACATCGCTACTAATAAGATAGCAGAAGAAATAGAGTCATTAATAAATGCACAGACAGCTATAACAGATAAATTCTTTGTTGTACGTAAGTCTGATGAGATAATGTTATACCCTAAAGAAGTTGATCTGAGTTATAGCATTAGTAGCCAAGATGGTACGGGTGGTGGTGCGATGAATACATCGGATCATAACTCAGTAGCCTCATTTACGAAGTTACCTACCTCTGCTGCACCTAACTCTATATATACAGTTACAGGAGCCTCAGGTGATGTTGATGATATATACATGAGAATGGATGTTTCTGCTATATCTACAGAAGAGGACTCTGATAAGTTCTTCCAAAGAGGGACTTGGGTAGAGACACTTAAGCCAGATATAAAGTATATCATAGACGAGCTAACGATGCCGCATTTATTGGTACAGTACCCTGAGGGGATATTTGCAGGCGCTGGTGGTGAGGTTGATCTATCAGGTACTAGGACTCTTAATTCATGGGCTAACAAGGCCGTAGGTGATAACGAGTCAGATAAGTTACCTGCATTCATAGGTAACACAATTACAGATTTAGCTACATTCCAAGATAGGCTCGTAGTATTGACTGGTGAAAGTGTCGTGATGTCTGTCACTACCGATTTCTTCAATTTCTGGAAGAAGACGGTGAATACATTACTTAGTGATGGCCCAATAGGTATGTCTGCTATATCTAATCGAGTTAATATCTTAAAGTATGTTACTACGCACAATGACGATTTAATTATCTTCTCTGATAAACAGCAGTACAGAGTAAGAGGCACACCCGCCATTACTCCTCAGACTGCTACAATGAATGCAACCACTTCATTCAATACTCAAACGTCAGTTCGTCCAGTAAATGCAGGCAAGAATCTATTCTTCTCTGTGGCCTCAGGAGCATATTCAGGGATAAGGGAGTTCTACACTGACGGTGATATTGATGCAAACAATGCAGCCTCTACCACTATAGCAGTTGAACGTTATATAAATGGTAAGGTACGTGAGATGACCTCTAGTACTAACTTAAATAAGTTAATAGTATT